AGGCAAAATTTGTTTTGAAGTATGACTCAAGGTCTTCATGAGCCATACTCACGCGAAAAAAGCGTTTAGTCCCTCCAAAATAATTTTATTTTCAACCCCAGTATTTGGATTTTTTACCTTAACTGTATGAGATAACTTGGGCATAGTTTCAAAGAACTTTTCAATCTCTTTGAATTGCTTAGAACTTAATTGCTCAAGGAACTCTGACATTTCTTTTTTAGTACAATCAGACGCAGACCAAGATTCTTCCTCATTAAATACCTGCTCAACACAGGAAGCAATCAAGTCAAAAGTTCCTTCAACAGTAATTTCTTCTCCACTGAAATTACTCTTGACAAATTCACTCATGGAGGGATACTTCATCCTAAGAGTCAGATCATCATCAAGAACAATATCTTTTTTGTGATCTTTATCCGTGTGGACTTTAATATCATCAAGATTGATTACAGTAGGAACTTGTGTTTCACCATCATCAGGACAAGTTACAAGAACTTCAACATCCTCTCCAACTGACTTACCTCTAATGTTGAGGAAGACGTATTCAATATCAAAGGTCGCAAAATCATCAACCTTCACACCACGAGTGATGATACAGTTTTTGATGACATCTTTAACTGCCGTAGCAATCTGAGTCTCATCCTCACTTTCCATGGCAACAATAAGAACCTTCTCTTCACGAACTAGGAAGGGTCTGTACTTAATTTTCTTTCCAGACGAAGGCAATACCAACTCATATGTTGGGGTAGAAATCTTTGGTAAAGGCATGATATGTTATTCAGTATGATTATTTATTATGCAATATTAGATTGATTCAAAATTACAATATCTTGTGCCTCTCTAGCAGTTCCAGAACCACTCAATCCTTCGTTAGTTGTCCCTGGTATGGGAGTAGTAGCATCTCTTTCAAGAGCTGCTTCAAATTCTGCTTGAGTGGCATCTTGAGGAGCAAGTTGTGGATCTCTATTACCATGTCTACCTCTAGCCACAGAGAAACTATCATATTTACCCATAAGATACCTATCAAAACTAAATGTTGCGGTTGCTTTCAGTACTTGAGATTGCTCATACTTGACTTGGGTTGAAGTAAGATCAAGAGGAAACAACCCAATAAATTTATATTCTAACTCTTCGTTATAGTCCCTATCAAATTTAATAATTTTTGTCTCATCACACTTATAAGTGTGAGGATATTCCATTCTTACATAGTAATCTTTATTTGACTGACGATTTGATCTAGACGTTGATCCATTAGCGATAAATTCCATCCAATGCTCAAGAAATTTAAGAGTTTTGTACTCATTGTCCACATAGAATTCAAGTTGAATTTGTGTGAATAATCTTGAGTGTGCCATTTTTTCAATAACACCATGATGATTACCAACAATATCTGCAGTGGCAAGTCTACTTCCTGGAAGAACAGCACTATTACAAAGTAATCCAGCAGTCTCTGTAATAAATCTTCCATCAAGACCTCTCACTTTAAGATGCTGCCTTAACATGCGAGGTAGACCAGCAAAGAACACCTGATAGTGAGAGGTCTGTGCGAGATTGGTGAAGGTTGGTTTGAAGTCTGATATTCTGCGAGGTCTTACCACTCTAAATACCTAATATGATTCTGTTATTATTATTTAGATGGCATATAAGGGTAAATATTCACCGTCGTATCCTAGAAAGTATAAGGGAGACCCTACAAACATTGTGTATCGTTCCCTATGGGAGCGAAAGTTTATGGTTTACTGTGATTTGAATGAGAATATTCTTGAGTGGGGCAGTGAAGAAATAGTCATGCCCTACAGATCACCTGTTGATGGTAGAGTACATCGTTACTTCCCAGACTTTTACATCAAAGTAAAAGAATCTACGGGTAGAATCAAGAAGATGATTATTGAAATCAAACCTAAGAGGCAGTGTTCCCCACCATCAAAACCTAAGAAGCAAACAAAAGGATATCTTCGTGAAGCATATGAATATGCCAAGAATCAAGCAAAGTGGGAAGCGGCATCGGAGTGGTGTAAAGACAGAGGATATATTTTTAAGGTCTTCACTGAAAAAGAACTAGGTATCAAGTAATGGCAAGGAACATCAAATCTGGTGGACGACTTGGTAAAAAGTATTTCTACGTTTATGAGACTGGTGAGGTAACTTCTAGTAATGATCCAGATATTGAAGTAGGTTCTAATGTCTATGATGATGGTGTCAGGAAAGACATCCGTGAGGAGGAAGACAGACCGACAGATACTGATGAAAATGTCAACAGGATTCGTGGAGTTGTTGACAGTTTAGGTAGAAGAAATAGAAGGATGCATCCCACTGATATAATGCAGGCACTTATCACAGCATTAGACCCTGTTGAAGGTATGCCTCAACCTGATAAATACTACACATACATATATAACGCAAAGACTCCTGGTATTCGTTATGATCAGCATCCGTTGGTGCTTGTGTCTAGTGTAGGAACTGAAGGGTTCACCGCTTTTAGTTTACACTGGAGGATGATGAGAAAATACACTTATCCAGAAATTGCGAGCAGTCTTTACGAAATTTATCCCTCGGAAGTAAGTGATGCTTTGAGACTTCCAACCGCTTACTACCTGACAAATAACTAAGTACCTGATGGCAAATTCTTCCAATCTTAATAATGACCCGTCAATGTTCTCTGACAAACCATCAAATGGTGGTGCTGAGAAGGGTAATGCTAATGGAGATAATGGTGGAGGAACTGGAAAGGCGACTAATGGTGATAAGAAACCGGTAAACAAAAAAGCAAAATTAAAAAGTTACCGATATCCATATGATCGTATTGAAAACGATATGGATTATCTAAGGATAAAAGTAGCAGAATATAAAGCACCCCTTGCTGATGGTTTTCCAAAGGGATTATCAGAATTAAAACTTACTGAAGACAAAACTAAGGTAGATGATAGTGGATATGGTGTAAATAAATCTGCTTTAAAACAAATAGCAGAGTCAACTGGAACAAAGGCGAATAGACCTGGTTTAAAAAATCCAATATATCAAATGGTCTTACCGATTCCACAACAAATTTCAGATATCAGCGCGATAGACTGGACCGATGGTAAGATGAATCCTCTTGAAGCTTACGGATTAGCAGCAACATCTTCAATTATCAAACAAGGTGGTCAGGGTGCTATTGAAGCTGGTAGAGCAGCAATAGATTTTTTGAATCAAGCTGGTAAAGATCTACAAACTGCTTCAGGCAATGCAAACATACAGGACGCACTCATAGCAGCAATATCAGGTCAAGCAATCGGTGCCTTAGGAGGTAATGTTAGTGCCAATTCAATTATTGCCAGAGCAACTGGTCAGGTTCTTAATCCAAATTTAGAACTCCTGTTCAATGGTGTGAACTTAAGGGTATTCCCATTTACTTTTGAATTTTTCCCTAGAAATCGTAATGAGGCGGTTGAAGTAAGAAATATTATCAAAGCTTTGAAGTATTCTATGTTGCCGTCAAAGAATGGTTCTGAAGGAGTTTTTATTAGTGCGCCATACGTATTCCAACTTGAATATATGAAGGGTAACAAAAAACATCCATTCTTGAATCATTTTTTACCTATGGCATTAACAAATATGTCTGTGAGTTACACAGGGTCCAATACATATTCAACATTCTATGATGGATCCCCAACTCACATCAGAATGGATGTGGTCTTCAAAGAACTCAATCCAATTTACAAAGAAGATCATGATTTGCTTGGAGATGATGACACCACAGTAGGATACTAAAATGAGTTATTTCAGAGAACTACCAAATATATTCTATCAATCACAATCAAAAGATAGAAATTCTTCTAATGATTATGTTCTGGTCAAAAATCTTTTTAGAAGAACTAAGTTACGTGATGACCTTCAAAGTGTAGTAACTCTCTTCAACAAATATCAAATTTCTCCAGGAGAGAGACCAGACACAATTGCCGAATACCTTTATGGTGATCCTGGTCTTGACTGGGTTGTTATGATGACTGCAAACATTATAAATGTGAGAGATCAGTGGCCATTGTCTGATAAAGAATTATATAATTACGCTGAGAATAAGTATGGTACAAAATTAAATGATGTTCGTTTTTATGAAACTACTGAAGTAAAAGACTCATCTGGTAGACTGATTCTTCCTAAAGGTAAGATTGTTGATCAAAACTTCAAAATTCCAAATCCTTCAACACCAACCGCAGACTTGAATCCAGTTGTGTCTGTAAGTAACTATGTGTATGAGGTAAGAGAGAATGATAAGCGAAGACAAATTTTTGTTCTTAAACCAGAGTATCTTGGTATGTTCCTTGAAGATATGAGAAATGCGATGAAGTATGACCAGTCTTCGGAATATATTAATAGTAGAGTATCAGCAACTAGAAATACTAGAAATACTTCTGCTGAATAAAAAAGGGGAGGTTACCCTCCCCGGAAAACATTAATGTAAGCTGCTATAACCAAAAGAGTTAAACAGATTTGATTATAGTTCACTCTTCTGCCAGTTTGGCGAAGTATGACAGAGCATCGTCATCATCTTCAGTTTTGTTTGACGACAGAGTGATGTCAGGATCGTTGAATCCAGCATCAGTTGTGGTGGTTGTAGTTTCACCACGGTTAGCAGCGCGGAACTCTTCTTCCTCTTGAACAGTCTCTTGGTCTTGGAAACGAGGAGTGCCCTTGTTACCCAGAACATAATCAAGACGCTTCTTCAGAGTGTCATAGTCCTTGAACTGGTCAGCAGCGACGAGTTCTGCCAGGGAGTATTCTTTCTTCCAAATTGCTTCCATAGCATCATCATCATCCAGCAGAGCAGACTGTGCAGCGAACTCAGAGGAGTCATAGTTGCGATAACCAGCAACGTTCTTTGCCTTCAGTTTGAAGTTGGCACCTTGCCAGAAGTCAAAGGGATCAATTGCTTCCTCATCTTCAAACTCAGGTTGCATGGCAGCAGTGAGTTTGTCAAAGATCTTCTTACCGAACTTGTACAGGAATACACCACCTTCATTAGCAGGGTTGGCAGGATCCTTGACGACGTAGATGTTTGCCATGTAAGTCAGTTTACGCTTCTGCTTACGTGCCAGTTCCTTACCCGCATCGGTGCCGTTGTTCCACAGCATCGTGTTGTATTCGGACACAGGATCCTTCTGACCCAGAGTGGTCAGAGAGTTTTCAATGTACCAACCACCAGGACCCTGGAAGGCGTGAGAG